ATTTCGACGTGGCTTGACAAAATCAGAAACAAATCGCGCGGCGTGAGGTGGTGGAACGGCACGGTCAGCGGCCACGGAAACTTCTCGCAGCCCTTGGTGCGAAGCGCTCCCGCCATGAAGGCCGAACAGAACCTGCGTCCGAAATCATGCAGATGAACCTCAGTCAGCACAAAGCCGAGGATGCCCTTCCAGTCGTAGGATTCACCGACGCAGCTCTCGACGAAGGCGTAGAACGCCTCCTCCTGCATCTGCGTGCAGGGAATGGAGACGATGCGGGACGATTTCGAGCCGTCCGGCAGCGTCATCAGTTCGCTGTCGTCATAGCCGACCGGCCGGCGCAGGATGCCGCCCTTGAGATGCGCTCCGATGTAGAAGGCCCCGTCCTTGGTGCGAGCCTCGGTATGGCTCGGCGTGAACGGCATCGCGACGCCCGCCTGCAGGCGGATGAACTCCGACAGCGAATCGTTGCCGGTGACGAAACGGATGTCGATCGAGGGCACAATCTGGTTAACGATGCTCATGTCGGATTCACTCCGGAAATTTCTTGCTGATCACATCGATCGCGAACGCTTCCGCCTGTGTCAGCAATGCGAGCCCGTCGACAAAGCGCTTCTCTGCCAGTTCGCGATCGTGTGACGTTCCCTCGAAGCCGTCGGCGAGGAAGTTGAACATCAGCTCGACCCTCTCCGCCGCCCTCGCCCCGATCGCCTCGATCGCTGCAGCGCGCTTCATCCCACGCCCATGGCGTGCTTCCACAGCGACAGCCAGTTGGCGCGCATGGAGTAGCCGTTGATCTTGTGCGGATCGGAAACAAAGTGCCCGACATTGAGCATCGAGGAGACCCCGATCAGGCTGTCGCGCATAGCGTACGGAAGGCAGCCGCACAGCACGAAATCGGCCACGGCGCATTCGAGCGTCGTCTCCGGCGCGATCAGCATTTCCGGATGGCCGACGACGTCGAGGCCGGTTTTCTTGGCGAGCGCGACATAGCCTTCGCGTCCCGTCACTTGCGACAGCCCTTGGCCTCGAAAATTCCAGCCATCGTCGGTACCGACCCGGTTGCCCATGCGGCCGTCGTAGGCCTGATCGGCGATCAGCCGCGGCTGATGCGACATCTCGATCGCCTGGCTGTGGTTGAAGTGCGTCGGGAACACTTCCAGGAGCCGCGCTGCCGAATAGCTCATGTTCTCCTGCATCTCGATGCCGCAGCCGGTTTCTTCGGAGAACTGCGCCATGGCGTGGCAGATCGTGAGATCGGAGGTCAGGCCGTATTTCGGAAACACGATCGGCGCCGATGCAATCAGGCCGGCGCGCAATCCCTTCACCGTATTGTCCCCGTGAGGCCATAGCCGCATCAGAGCGGCCGCGAATTTCGGCATCGCGATTTCTCCCGCAGGCGCGGGAGCCGGAGGGGCGGCATCGAGGGCGCGGGAGCACGTACAAATGGCTGCGTCGGTCATTTTGCCTCTCTCCAACGGAAAACGCCGCCGGGGAACCGGCGGTTTTGAGAATGCGATTGAATGGGATTAGGGAGTCTCGCGAGGGTTGATCGCTCTAAAGCTGTGTGATTGGATCACTCACCCAACCAGAGGATCGGTCGATGAAACGTGTGGGAGCAGAAATTGCGGCTGAAGACCGTTGGCGTTCAGTTGGCGCTAGCTATGCGGAGAACATTGATGCGGCCTATCACCAACATCGGATCACGGTCATCGACGCTCTGATGCCGTCGCTCGACGGCAAGCGCGTCGTGGACTTCGGATGCGGCGAGGGCATCTTCATTCGGAAGATGAAACAGTCAGGCGCGGCATATGCCATCGGGATCGATATAGACCAGCATCTTCTGTCACTCGCGGCCGGCAGCGGCGCCCATTCTCTCGTTCTTGGGAGCGTCGATGCGCTATCTCAGATAGATCGCGCGGACCTGATCTTGGCCGCGAACGTGGCGGCATATTTTTCGAACGATCAGGATGTCGAATTTTACAGGCAAGCCAAACGCATCCTATCTCCCGGCGGCTCTTTGGTGATCACCCACTCAAACGAGCTGTTCGATATGTTCACGCTCAACGCCTTCACCTTATCCTTTTACAAAGCTCATTTTAACTGCGACCCGACGCCGCTTTTGACTCACCCGGCAAAGCCAGCGCGCAACGCCTTCAATATCCGGGAAAACCCGCTGACCTATCCGGCCAAGCTGGCGTGCGCCGGTTTCAGCGTCGTGCGGACCGAGTATATGAATTTCCATGCCGAGCCGCCCTTGCTCGGCAACCACGACCCGGACGACATGCAACGCCCGCGTCAAGACACCTTGTCTTTTCCGATCGAGGATCGCTGGAAGCTGAACTTCCAGTGCTCGATGTTTGGGGTTTGCGCGAACGCTGATTAGCCCATCTTTTCAGTGACGAAGAGGCCGGAAGTGCCGCCGTTGTTCGTATAGGGACAACTCACTGATGTCGCATTATCGGTATTCCTCACCCGTTCGGTATACTGGATCGCAGAGTTGGCGTTTGGCAGGTCGAAGGCCTTCATGATGGCCGCGCCGGAATTGATGTTCTCGCCAAGCAGATTTCCGATAGCGGTATTTACCGAACCACTAGCTCCGCGGAAAATCTGGCAAAGAAAGGCCGACGTGGCTGGCGCATTGGTGGTGCCGTTGCCGACGAAGTCAGCCTCAACCGGATTTGCGGCCGACTGCGGGGTGATCGAAACAGTCGCTGAATTTGCCGGCGCGGACCCAGTGCCGAAGGAATTTGAGGTTGACGTGTTAGAGGCGATCGAACTCGCCGTCTGAACTTGAATCGTATCGCCAGGCCTTTTAACGCCTGGCCCGAACGACTGGATCAGGGCCAGCTGGGTCGTGGTCCAGGTGCCCGCTGTCAGACCGGTTGAATTCCATTCCACATACCCGACGATCAGATAGGCCTTGGACGTCAACCCGGCCGACGTATAGATCACGCCGCTGCTGTTCGAGCTCCCGGAAATGGCTGTCGTTGACGCCAAGCCCTCGACCAACGGGAAAATACTGGTGGAGCTCGTGCAGTTGATCACCCCGAGAGCCGGCGACCCGCCGTTGTTGAACAGCACCACCCATAGTCGAAACGCGGTCGATGATGTGACATTCATCGTCGCCCCGGAGGGGATCGTCAGCGACAGCGATGACGTGACGCTGAGCTGTGTCCAGCTTCCGGTGGTGCCGGTGACATTGCGGAAATAGGCATTGACAGGCGAGGAAGAGCTTGGCGTCGTGCCGGTATTATCGGTGAGGCTGATGGTGAGCGCGCCGGCGCTTGCCGACGCGGTCAACCCATGATTGACGATGCCGTAGGGCGGCGGGCAGGTGCCGGAGGTCGTGATCGTGACACCATTGCAGATGGCGCTCGTGACCGTTCCCGAACTCGACGCGGTAGTGCCGACGGTGCCTGGAGCGAATAACGTCACCGCCTGCGGCGTCGTCCCAGGCGAAGCATTCGTATTGGCAATGATGACACCGATAATCTGCCCCGCGGTCGGAAAGGTTGCCCCTCCGTCGTGGCACGATCCGCCCGACGTGGTACTCACCTGCGCGTAGTGACCGGACGTGATCGCACCGTCGAAGATGCACGATGCCTGCCCCGTGATCGCGATCTGCGCGTTACCGGTCGCACCCGCGCCGCCGGTGACGATGCCCACCACATTGCCGGTGGTGTCAGACGTCGTCGCAATCACCGCTGTCGACGGCGCGCCCGTCAGCTTGGCGAGCTTATTGAGCGTCGTCCCCGTTGACCCGGCGTTGGGGATCTCCTGCACATGGGCGTTGGTCGTGGTGTCGATCGATTCCGACGATGAAACGATCGTTCCGTTATCCGATAGCGCCGACGGCGCCATCGGGCTCGCGCCCTGCGCCTTGTAGATGGCGTTGGCCGTCGGGCTCGCGACGCCTGTGCCGCCCAGCACGGGCGACACAGGCGTTTGGATCGGCGGCGTGCTTATGGTCTGTGCAGAAGCGCATGCCACGCCCAGCGCATAGCAAAGCGCTACAATCATCAATGATGTCGACGACATCTTCATCTTGCAAAACTTTCGCTTGGGCGAGATTTCAGGGTCAGTACTTGATGGCGCGCAGAACGAACGACGCCGGCGACAGGATCGCATGGGCGGTACCGGAGGTGCCGGTTGTATTTCCGATCAGCGGAGGATCCTGTTCACCCCAGGTGGCGCTGTTGGTCGACCCGGGAACGTGTGTTGTTCCTGCGCCACCAGTGGTGACCAGAAAGTCGCCGACCGATCCGTTCGTCGCAGTGAGTCTGAACCCACCCAAGCCGATCGAAATGCCAAGGGCCGGAATCTCACCCGCGATCAGCGCATGATTCTGAAATCCGCAATTGCCGCCGATCGCCGAGACCGTGGCATTGGCGCAGCCGCTGCCTCCTGAAGTGATCACGTTTGCCGCGCCATTCGCGCCCTGGTCGTCAAAGGCGTAGAGTGCGCGGCCATTCGAAAACGGCAGCTTGAACAGACCGGCGGAGCAGGATCCCCACGTCGTTCCGAGGAGACTGAACAAGGCTGCGTACGTCGTTTGCGAAACACAGCTGCCGTCTTCGACAAGCGTGCCGCGCGGCGCGGTGGTCCCTCGAAACTCGACCACCTTTCCGATCGGCGTCATGTCGACGTTGTTGGCGAGAACATAAACCGATCCGGTGTACATCACCGAGGTCGGCTCGCCTGCCAGAAATTCCTTGCCTGAAAACGCGACAAGGCCAAGCGACGACGGGCGCATCACATTGACGAGCCCGGCACCGCTGACGTTGATCTGCGTCGGTCCGGTGTTGGTGGATCCCGGAATGAACCGCAGCACGATGCCGGCTTTGTTGCCCGACAGGTTCGGTATCGTGATGGTCTGCGCGTTGGCGGAGCCTGCCGATGTCCCGCCCCAGGTGCCCTGATCGGCGTACTGAGCCGATGCCTGATGCGTCGGCGGCACGAACAGATATGCCGCGCCAAGCGCGAAGACGCCGGCAGCAACGTACGCGATCTTCTTCCACATGTTCGATATCCTGTTCATCGCGTCTTGATGCCCCAAAGGTTGCTTCCGTAGTAACGGACCGTCGCCGATTGGCCGGGAGTGTTGAGGACCCATTGCGCTTGACCGCCGATCGTGCCGGCAGAAGGTACGAGCGTGATCGGAAACGTGTCGAAGTTGCCGGCAAGATCCTCGATGACGAATTCCTGACCCGGCTGCACTGTGCCATTCGGCGGAAGATTAACGGTGGTCGCGCTCACCGAGAGCGTGCGGTTGAAGCCTATGGCATAGTCCGACGCCGCCATGGCGTGAGTAGAGCTGAGCGTGATCGGCACGGCTGGCCGCAACGTACCGCCAAAGCCAAGGATCGCAGCCCAGAGCTGGGTGAGATTGGCCGGATCAGGCGTCAGTCCAGCCTCGGTAATACAATTGACGATCTCACGCTGTGCCGCTTCGACGGCGGCCGCCGGAATGATCGATCCCGGCGTTCCCGTGGCCGGATTCCCGTTTATATATCCGGCATTCGGATTCACGTTTCCGTACGGCTGCGTATATTGCATGAGTGACCTTTCGGCGCCGACGCCGCACGAGTATCTTTAAACGCTGAGCAGCGAGGCCTTAAGGCGTGCCCGCCATCGAGCCCTGCGACGAGAGACCGGAATAATTGAACTGCACTTGCGTATGCGCCGGCGACCATTTGACAAGCCGGCATTCCAGTCCTGTGTCGGCGCCGATCGTCAGCGACGGATCGATGCCGCACTGGCCGGAGCCGCAGCGCAGCCACGACAGCGGCGCGGCCGCTACGTTAACGGTCCAGTAGTAGCGAATGGTTGCAGCGCCGAGCTCCCAGCGCCAGGCGCCCGCATGGTTGCGCGTGTCGCCACATTGCGAGATGCCACAGGTGAATGGCGAATGCTCCGTGATCGTGATCGGGTAGCCGAGCGACAAGGCCACGGCCGTGAAGAACGCGATCGACTGTCCGCCCAGGATCGTCATCTTGGCAACGAGCGCCGCTTGACGCGCATCGACCGTTTGAGGCGGCACCGCCAGACACGGATCAGGCAGTCCGAAATTACGCTCCCAGTCCGGCAGCATCGCGATCGTCGCGCGCGGATCGCTGTCGACGGTCAGGAGCTGTGCGGCTGATACGTCGATATCGCCCCAGATCAATCCATTGCCGGCGCACCAGCGCTGCAGATAGCTTTGCGCGTTGCGCGGCCATGCCGGGCCATCCGGCAAGAGATCGCGCAGCGCGCCCGCATATTCAATGCCCGTGCGCGGCACCCAGGTATCGGTCATGCGATCAACCGGTCAGGGGTAAGTGATGGTGCCGAGCGTCGCGAGGTACGCGTTGCTCGGCATCAAGGCGTCGGAGAAGGTCAGGTCGAACGAAACGACGCCCTGGGCGAAGCGGATCGCCGCCGAAACCCATTCGTTGAAGATGGTCTGGCCCGGGATCGCGCTCTCGGCGAGCATCGAGGTCACGGACGCCGCGATGTTGGCCTTCACGGCCGAAAGCGTCATGTTCGGCGCAATCACCAGGTCGGAGATCGTGAAATTGATCGGCTCGGCGATCGGCGCCGTCACGAACAGGTCCTGCACCGTCACCGGACGAACCGTGTCGAGGAAGGCCGTGACCGCGTTGATATCGGCGGTCTGCGGAAAGCCCTGTTCGGCCGCTCGCAGCACGTCGCACATGAAGCGCACGCTGACCGTGCCGATCCCCATTTCCTTCGGATAGCACCAGGCGCGGGTGACGCCGGATACTTCCAGCGTCCACGAAACATAATCCTGCTGGTCGCCGCCCATCGGCGGCTGCTGGATACGCTGCAGGATCCTCGCCAGGAGGTCGACATCGCTTTCGGCATCGGTCCCGCCCGTGAGACTGACGACGGTCGCCGTCGCATCCACGCCCGGCGCAGCGGTCGCAATCGCCAGCGTATCGCCGGGATCGAGATTGCCGCCGGCGCCGGCGACCGTCGCACGGATGGTGCACGCGGTCGGACCCGATCCGATCTCGCAGTCCTGCGTCGTCTCGTAACCAAACGGCGGCGTGCCGAAACCGACGAGCTGCGAGCCGACGGCGAAATCCGAGGTGGGCAAGCCGGTCAGCGTGACCGAGCCTGAGGCATAGGTCGCCGCCTTCCTGCCCCGCGTGCCGTCGGCATTGAGCAGCCAGATCGCGCCGAAGCGATCGAGAAAGGCATCTTCCGCCGTGTCGGGCAGCAGTTGCTTGGCAAGCCAGCCCAGATACTGGAAATTGAGCGAGGCCAGCGCCGCATTGCCATCGGCGAGGATCCTGGCATTGGAGTTCGGCACCAGCGGCGCGCCGAGCTGGCCCGTCACGTAGTCCCGGTTTTGCCGGCGCGTCTGCGTCAGCGTGGGCGTGGTCCAGGGCATGCCGGATACGCCGCTACTGCGCCAGCGCCGCGAAGGCGTGCGCGGTGGTCGGTGCCATCGCGGTGACCGCATCCTGCAGCACGAGGCTGCCCTGGTTGCATCCGATCGACATGCCCGGCAGCAAGGTGAAGGGACTGGCCATGGTGCCGAATTTGACGTTGAGCACCTCGGTCGCCGTGGTCGGGTTCTGGATAAGGCAGCCCTTGCGCGATCCGCTGGCGGCAATGACGGTCTGATAGCTGCCACCGGTCGTGATGGTGCCGCTGTCGTCGGTCGAGGTGGCACCGAGCGGCGTGACGTTCCAGGCGCCGCTCTGCACCGAGGACACATTGAGCGTGCCGGTGACGGCCCTGTAGATGCCCGAAAGCCATCCCGTCAGGCCCGACCCGCCGGCGGGTTGGGAAATGCCCGTGCCGGGTGTCCCGCTGTCGCTGGTGGTCAAGGGGTTGTTGGGGCTGATCGCGACCACCAGCGCCGGATCGGTCGGCGACGCGGCCGTAGACGCCGGCTTGATCGTTGCGGCCGCGCCGCTGCTGTTGTCCTTCAGGGCGACCGAGTTGAGGATCTTGACGACGCCTGTGACGCTCGTCAGCGTCGGGGTGATAACGGCCGTGCCGCCCGGGACAAAGGCCGTGGCGCGCACCCGTAAATGCGTCGCGCCCGCCACTTCGCAATCGAAGATGCCGTTTCCCGTGAACTGCGAGCCCGAATAAAGCGTGCCGTTGATATGGCACGCCGTCGCACCATAGGTGATGCCGCCGTCGACGGATTGCTCGAGCGCAAGCGTCCCGACCCAGGTCCCCGACAGCTGGACCCGTGCCGTCGAGGCACCGTTGACCGCCTGGACCACGAACGAGCCGGCAGTCGGCGAGCCCGTGATGATCGCCCCGCCGTTCTGCCCGGACGATGTCGTCGAAGCGGTATCGACGGCCGTGACCGTCGTCGGCGACGGCCGGATATCGGGATCTGACGGCAGCGACACGGGGATCGAATTGGCCTTGACGGCCTGCCCGATGGTAGGAAGGAAGCCGCCGATCAGCAGATTGAAATATTGCGGATTGCTCTGCGAATAGGGAATGGCTGTCGGGTCCGACGGAACGGTCTGCTGGATTTGACCGCCGCCGGTGGCGAGCGATTTGAAAGTCTGCGGATTGCGGTTGCCATCGAGTACGAGGTAATCGGCCCGCGCCGGCGCCAGCACCGACAGCAGCAGAAGCGATATCAGGACAACGAGGCGAGGCGTCATGTCAGCGGCTCATACATGCTGTTGTCGGGATCGGAGAAATCAAGTGCCGGCGGCACGGCCGGGAATACCGGCGTGACGCGCGGCGTGGAGAGCTCGTTCCACAGCGACTGGAACTGCAGCGAGATCGCGGGAAGCGGCCCGCGGTAGAGCGTCACCATCGTGTCGACCCGCTGCGCATTGGCCTGCACAACCTCGACGTCGAAATCGGAAATGATCCGCGCGTCGACGAACGGCTGCAGGCATTCGCTCGCGAAGGCCGTCGCGCGCGCGATCGTGCTGCCGCCGGAATATTTGGAGTCCGTGATCTTGTCGCGGCTCATCAGCCAGAACCGCGAGCCAACCGGCCAGCCGTTCCACAGATCCTTGGCGCCGTCGTCGCCCCACCATCCCTTGCGATCCGCCGATCCCGGGATCGGCAGCGTGTCCGAAATCTCCGCCAGCCGATCGGTGCAGAACGCGATCGTCACCGCCGTCGCCAGCGCCTGCGTCTCGTCGAGACCGTTCTGCGATGGCAACAGCGCATTCGTGGTCAACAGCCAGTCCAGCGTGACGGCCTCGGCAAGCCCGACCTGGACAATGCGGATATCGGGCATTTTCACTCCGCCTCAAACGTCGATGTGAGTTGCGCCGCCGTCATCGTCTGGCTTGGCGCCGCACCATTGGATGGATGCGTATGCGTATTGAAGAACGTCACGAACGCATCGGTTACCAGCTTGCGGAAGGTCGAGCCCGCCCCGCCCAGGATCGCCGACGCCACCAGGTTGATGGTGCCCGCCGTGAATGAAAGAATCCCGGTCGCCGTCACGGTGACATTGCCCGAACCGTCGAGAATGATGGTCGAGCCTGCAGCATCAGTTCCCGTGATCGTTCCGTTTGCGACCACGAGGCTGGTATTGCCCGCCTGTATCGTAATCGGAAGATTGCCCGGTCCGCCTGTGATCTTGATGCCGTCGCGGCTGATATAGACCTGCTGTCCCTGATCGTCGTACTGCGAGCTTTCCCCTGGCTGCAGGCCCTTGACGCGATAGCGGCGATCGTCGGCGCGGACGATGATCGGATGCGAGCGACTGCCGGAGACGAAGATCGTGACGACTTCCGCCGTGCCGTTGCCGTCGGCTGGCAAAGGCACGCTGGTGAAGCCGTAATCCTGAAACCGTTCCGCGCCCGCGACCGCTTCGTCATGCAGCAGCCGTACATCGGCCGTCTGCATCTTGGTTGCATCGTTGACGCGGGTGAGCGTGCCACGCGAGATCGCCAGAAAGATACGCCCGGCCAGCGCTGGAATTGATGTGCGCATCTCAATTGTCCGGATGATCCGGCGTCGCGCCCTGCTTTGGCGTATCCGCGCCGTAAGACGGCTCGCCCTGCAGCACGGAGCCGCCGATCGGCGTCGAAGAAAACGCCAGGCTCTCCGGCGTGCAGAGATCGATTTCCGTGACCGAGCCTGCTTCCGATTGCCGGTAGATCACCTGCCGCGAAGCCAGCGTGCGGTCGAGATCGAGCATCGGGCTCTTGACCGCATAGTTCAGTCCCGTGTCCCACAGCGCCCCCGGCGCCGATTGCCAGCCCTGCACGACGCAATGGGCATCGACCAGGTCGGTCGCATTATAGGCGGTCTCATGGTTGGCCCGGGTCACCGCATCCTGCGGACTGCCGGGCTCCTCCATGATCATGATCTGGCGGCGTGTCGGTCGCGCATTCGAGTTCGTCAGCGTCGCCGACACATCGCGCGACGGCGTGCCGTTGGTCTGATCGTCGCCGGGACGCTG